AGGTGTAATTGATTGTTTACATGTTGGACAATCGTGGTTGGTTTCATAAAAGTCAATCTCTTTTTGATTTCGGTCAATATTAGTTTGTACTTTACCTTTGATTTGAAATAAACCTTTGGATTTTTTATCCAGTTTCTCTTTCTTATCACCAACCTTATTTTGTAATACTGTAATGTGTTTGTTAATCAATTGAATATCATTTTGCAATTTGCCCATTTGCATCTTTGATTTTCCAATTTCTTCCCGTTTGCGGTTGATATCCGCATCATGGTTCTTTTTGTGTTCTTCAATGTTTTGTTTTTGTAAAGTTATCTTTTCTTCCGTAAGAGAAATGGCATACTTAGATTTACTTAAATCATCTTTAATGGCCGAATTCTTCTCTTTGATAACATTGTTCATTGAAGAAAAGATTTGAATATCTAATAGGTCTTCAATGATTGCTCTGCGATCTGATGCTGATAATTGCATAAATGGAACAAAGGATGCTGAACCAAGAATGACAACCTGCGTAAAAGACTTGTAATTTAATTTGAGAATATTATTCTCTAGTATCTCTTGATAGTCTTTTGCAGCTGCATCTTGGTTCAGCAATACATCGTTCAGATAAATTTCAAATACGTTTGGTTTAATACCACGAATGACCTTGTATTTCTTTTGACCAATATTAAAATGTACTTCAATAACAGCTTCTTTATTGTTAACGGAATTTAATAACTGTGGTTTGTTGATTTTACGAAAAGGTTTACCAAACAATCCAAAGCACAATGCATCCAAAATTGTGGATTTACCTGCACCATTGTGGCCAATAATCAATGTATTATTAGACTTGGTAAAATCAATCTCAGTAAAATGAGCTCCAGTGGAAAGTAAATTCTTCCACTTAATCTTTTGGAATAAAATCATGCTTGTTCAGTATTCAATGCCTCTACGTAGAGTTCTTTCAATAATGTTTTTAACCGGTCGTTGTCAATACTTTCTTCTGTAATGCCATCAACATACTTGTTTAATATGGTAAGTGTGTCTTCCGCTTCATCAACCACTTCATCACCATCTTCCAATTCTGTAAAATCTTCAGCAATTGTAATGTCTGCTGGGTTCACATTATACAGGTTATTCATGAACTTGTCAAACAAATACGGATTGGTTTTGTTTATTACAACCACTTTGACATAGGTATTTGTATATGGTTTGAAATCCATACCATCAAGTTCTTTAATGGTATTCACTTTGTCATCGTACATAATACGATGGAACATCTTGTTTGGATTCTCTATGAATTCAAGTTGGTGAGTATCCAAATCAAACAAATGAAAACCCCGAGGGTCATTATAATCTTGCCAAGTAAGTTCGTACGGATTTCCCAAATAGTAGATATCATCACTAGAAGATTTGTGATGGTAATGACCACTAAAAGTGTGACTAAACTTCCTAAAAATTCCACGGTCTAACCCTCCTTCAGATGGCATGCCACGATACATGGCAAAGCCTGCAATTTCAAAATGACCCATACAAAACTTTGCATCGGTGCCCTTTAATGTCTGTAAAGAATCTTCGTGATTCTCTGGACAAATCCACGGCATCATACAAATTTTATGAGGACCAACATAAATTTCGGATGGATGGTCAATAACATTTAATGTGATGCCATATTCACCAAGAAGTAAATCTGATGAATTAACATCATTGGTGTTCTTAAAGTATGTGTCGTGGTTACCGGCCAGCATATGCACCTGTATACCCATCTCAGACAATGGATCAAAAAACATTTCTTTGGTGCGTTTCAATGAAAAGAAATTGATGTACTTTCTACGATCAAAGGTATCACCAAGTATCAATAGTGTTTCAATCTTTTCCTTTATCAAGGTTGGAAAGAAAGTTTCTTTATAAAACTTCTCATAGAAATCTAAAAAAAGTGTTGAATCATTCCTTGCACCGAAATGTTGGTCAGTTATTATTGCTACTCTCATTTGCTTTTTTCAATTTCCAATACTCTTTGCCGTAACTCAGTGGTTGAAAAACTGTGTTGCCGACTGTTAAAATAAACTGACATAGGTAACTGATAACCAGTAAACTGTTTATCCCTATATTCTTCACCTATGATTCTAACATCTATTTGATATGAAGTCAATATGTCCATCAATTCTTTTTCAGTGGCATATGGTATAATTTCATCAACATACATACAAGCCTTTACCTGTATGAATCTTTCCAGAACCGATTGTACCGGTTTATTTTTAACACCAGGCCTATCAATCGTAGGATCAATCTGCAATCCAACAATCAAATAGTCGCACTGTGTTTTTGCCTCTTTCAACATCATCACATGGCCTGCATGGAAAAGGTCAAATGTGGAACATGTAAATCCTATCTTCATAATTACTCCTCAATAAATTTTTCAAGACCCTTTGGTTTCTTTGCGGCATCCTTTTCGGCTTTCTTTGCCTTCTTAGAGTCCTCATAGTTACCAATAAATTCAGCTATGTTGTCATACAGTTCAAATTGTCTGCTTGAACCATCTTCACCTTCCAACATCTCAAACTCATCCAGAATACCATACATCTCTGTGGCTTTATACTTGACATACAGTTGTTTCTTTTCTTTCTGTATGCGCCTTAGAAAGGCAAAGTAAATGATTTGAGTAAAGTATGCAAATGGATTGGAAGACTTTGTTGGATCAAAGTTCTCAAAGTACATTAAACAATTCTCAATACCATCCGAAACCATTTCATCTCGGTAAGTATAGTTAATGAAGTTTGGCTTGTGTGATAGACCTTCGGCAATTTTCATCCAACATTCACCAATGTAATTTGGAATGATTGGTTTAGGTTTACCTGACTGTTCGGCTTCTACGCAACGAGCTTTGTGATCGACAAGTGCCTTTAGGAAGTCTTGATTGTTTATATAATGTTTCTGTTTACTCATTCAAATGTACCATAAAAAGTTGTTGACAAAGGGCTTGACATGTGTTAAAGTCCACGGTGTACCCCGGATGATATTAATATATTAATTTTTTTATTAGCTTATTAATGTATTAAGGAATTCTTACTAGATTCCTTTTCCTCAAAAGCGGAGAGTACCTCATCTGTAAGTACCACTTCTCTTTCTTTTTTAGTTGATTCGTTTAATTTTGTTGATGCATTAAGGTAATATTCTTCAAAGTCTTCGGTTGGATCCATCAAACACAAAATGGTTTCCACATCAATCTGTACCTTGTTCTCTTTGATTACTGCCATAGGCAACCAACACTGTAACATTAAATTGGTACCTCTTAATTCAAACAACATTGGATCAGTAATTTCCACCATGTCATCTGAGGTATACACACAGTCACAGATTACATCTAGACCGTCTTTAAATCTTACTATTTTAATGGCCATTTTTAAGTCCTATATTGTAAATTTTAAAAGAAAACTTCTCCTCATTATATATCTTCACTCTTTCGATAAAGTGTTGTAATGTGAAGTTTGTGTGTTTTTTAATTCTAAGATCATCAGCAACATCATATAATGTGGCCATTTCTTTACCTTCATTCTGACGTAAACCTCTACCAATCGATTGTAGGTTTCTAACCCTTGACTTACTTGGGCTTGCAAATATGATGTTATGTAAATTTCTAATGTTCGTACCAGTAGAAAAGGTACCAAAACTGGCCACAGTGATTGCATTGTTTTCTATTTCCATAATCTTTCTAACTTCTTCTCTGACAACAGTGTCTACATCACCGTCAATAAAATAAACACTGCGACCATTTGCCTTTTGTTTAATCATTTCGTATAATGCACGACCATGTTTCTTCATCTGAAAAAGAACCAATGTATTTTTCTCCAGACTGATTGCCAAATTACGAATGAAACGATTTCTATTCTCAGACTCAATCAAATACTTCAACTCATCTGGATATGTTGCATCTTTCATTTCTTTGCATACTTCATCTGAATGTTTCAGTATCAGACACTTTATGTTGAATGCTGATAATTGATTCTTGTCAATCAACTCTTTAGTTGATATGACCTTTTTCGTTGGTCCAAACAAACCTTCTAATACCAATTTGTGTGTTTTGGTACCGTCTAATGTACCAGTAAGGCCAATTCTATATTTTGCATTGACACAAGATGTTAGTATTGATGTTAATGATTGTGCCTTGAATAAGTGTGCCTCATCACCAATGACATATTGAAATTGATGAAAGTATTCTGGTGGTAACTTGTACAGTGACTGCCATGTGGAAATTGTTAGATTCTTGTCCGTTAGCTTATCTTTACCTTGATAGATTCTGTGTACGTTTTCTTCCACATTAAATCCGTTAACGGATGAATAGTCTGCAAAGTCCGAATACAACTGTTCAACCAATGTTGTTGTTGGAACAATGATTAAACCTTTTAACTGTTGATACTGCAACAATTGTCTGAACAACAAGTATATGATAAGTGATTTGCCTGATGCAGTAGGAGACAACAACAATGTTCTCCGTTTTTGCATGGCCTCAATAAATGCATTTTGTTGGTGTTCTCTTACACCAATTTGTTTACCTTGTGAATGTAGATTCAATATGTCAAAGAATTTTTGTGCATGATAGACTGAATATTCATCTTCAATAATGTCATGTGAATATGCATACTCACGTTCTTCACAAAACTCTTTAAGATATGAAATCAAACCAAGATATAATTGACTGCTCTGTAGATTGAATAGACGGATCTTACCGTCCCATATGCGATTCCGATAGGCTGGAACGAACTGGTAACCAGGCACAAAGAACGTGAAGTACTCAGATAATTCCTTTGCAACGTGCTTCTCACAGGTCACTTTGGCATATACTTCATCCTTCTTTGTAATAATTAAATGGTCATTGTCCGCCAACGAATTTCTCCCATGATATAAAGTCTCGCAGTTGCCATGTTCTTTGTTTCAATTCGGCCATAATAGATTCAATAACTGAAACGACTTCTTCATGGTAGACCTTTTTCTCCAATAATTTAATAAGGTCTTTGTCTGCCTCCAAGTAAGTATTAATGTCAGACTTCAATGCAAACTGAAAAGGTTCCCAACCATATTCAGTCAATTCATCTTGTGACATTTTGCCAGTAAAGTATTCCCACTTTACCTTACGCATACGTAGGTAATCAAAATGAGCTTTCTTTGATGCGATTTTATGTTTGGTCAGAATGCCAAGATATTTACTGTGATATACAGGTATCTTTAATAGTTCTTTGCTGGGTTCGGTTTGGTCGATGACTGCATCCGATTCCCACATTTTTAATATTATTTCAAGTGTTTCCATAGTTATTCATAATTGCCATAATCAAAACATTATATCACAAAAGTATTAAACTGTCAAGTATTTGTATGATTGATACCTGAATGTTGCGCTTGCGGTTATAATGGTGTCTGCGGATTGTGTAGTATCAAATTGAATATCATTTATACTCAACGGAAATAAATTTGTATATTGTATTCTTAGAATTGGATTGTTTAATCCACTTAGAATAGTTAATGTTGCATCTGAAAAATGTTTGTTGTTTTGTAGTTCTTTACTACCGTTACGTTTTTCAAAACCATCTGGATCAGCAATTGAGGTGAACCAATCATATATGTTTTTCCATGATTGTAATTCTTCATCAACCAAAAATTCAACATCAAGTGGAGAATACGTTAGTTTGGTACCAGGTGAATACATGTCTAAGAATGGAGTGGCTCTATTAACCTCACCCAAAGAAACGCCCGGTAGATTAACCGACTGACAAAAATACTGTGTGGCCCTAATTCTATCGAATGTAAGTAAGAACTTGGTGGGTTGAAGTAAATTGGTATTTTCTGGTGATCTAGTTATTGCAGTCATGTTATCTCCTCTATCAGTATTTAGGAGCCAAAAAAAAGACCACCCGAAGGTGGTCTTTAAATGTCACTCTTAGTGGTGACTCTTCCCATCCCTGGTACCCTGGGATTACATCAAGTTTCTAACTGCAAAAATGCGATAGTAAACGTTTGTACGTGGGTTCAATGCACCGTTGCCAGATGTAAGACCGTTTGCGAATGGGTTTGCAACCATGCCGTAACGTGTCTTGAATCCAATTTTTGGTTGGAATGTGAACTGGTCAATTGCACGAACCATTTGTAGCGGAACGTATGGGCAATAGAACAAACCAGCATCATAAGGTGAAGTACCTTTGTATCCAATTGTAACCAATTCTTGGTTGCTTGTGTAGCCACCAAAATATGGATCAATGTATACTTTGATACGACCGTGCAACAAACCAGCAAATGTATTGCCTGTGTCATCAACTTGTAGATCAGCAGATAGGTTAGGTGTGTATTGCAACACGCCAGCCATTGCCATTGCGGAAGCAACGTCAGATGATACAATCATCACGTTACCTTTGCCACGACGAGTTTGCTTAGCAATTACGTTAGCATCACGTTCAATTTGGAAAATCAAACCTTTGAAACGTTCAACAGACCAACGACCGTTAGAGTCTGTGTCCAAGTCGAAAGCACCAGCAGTTGTAGTACCGTACTGAGCACCTGCAACAGCAGTTGTGTAGATGGTACGGATAACTTCACGGTTGATTTCAGAAAGAATCTCTGTAGACAGAATGTTTGACAATTCTGTTTCTGCGTCCAAGCCATGAATTGCCTTCAAGTCTTGTGCAAGTTCTAGAGAATATTCAGCTTTCAATGCACGGCTTTGTGCAGTAACAGTAACTTTCTCAATTGAGAATGCCATTTGTTTGAAAGGACTATCTGTGTCAGCACCCAAAGCTTCAGCGGTTGCTGTTGTCATGCCAATACCAGTTGTGTAGTGGTTAGCAGTCAAGTCTGCAATAGGGTTTGTACGGATATCTGTTGTGTTATTGCCACGGAAACCGTATGGGTTAGCTGTAGACAATGCACCAGAGAAATTCGTATTTGCTTCGTTGAAGAATGCTTCGTTTGCATTTGAAGGTGAACCTGTTTGTGCATCGTAACGAGCACGCATTGCAAAGATCAAGCCAGTTGGGCCTGTCATTGGCTGAACGCCTGCAACATCATATGCAATCAAGTTAGGCAACGCACGGCGAACCAAGCTAATCAAGATTGGATCGTAGTTAGAAATGCCAGAACCTGTAACGTTTGTTGGAGCAGTAGAAACTGCTGTTTCGTTCAACTGTGAGTGAGCAGCTGCCATTTCACGTTGTTGGTTTTCCAAAACAAGTGCTGTAACAGCTTTCTTGTATGGGTCTTTGATGGACTCTAGGCCTTCGTGCTCAAGCACAGGTGCCCATTTTTTTTGTAGTTCTTCGGTTAGATACATTTAGTGTTCTCCTTATTAGTATCTTTTATTGGTAAAGTTTATTTATTTAACCAATGATTTAGAGATTGTTTGTGCGTATTGTGCAATTGCAGGATCAACAGATACCGATGATGGTTTCTTGTCTTCCTCAACTTCCACTGCTTCGTGCAATACAGAACTTTGAATCGCTTTAATTGGAGACTGGAAGTATGAATCTACCAATGTTTCCAATTTACGGCCAAATTCCTCTTCTGTGGTAAAGTCAACACTCTCTGCGAGTGATTTCAATTTTTCCACTTGAGTCTGCGTTAGGCCTTCACATACTGCATGTATAGCCTCTGTTTTTTTGTATTCGTTAATTTGTTTCTTCATTTGAACGGCAGTCTGAATCTGTTCGTTTAATGAGTC